ATTGTTGTTGTTCCGTTAGATGTTGTAGTTGTAATTCCTGTCCCCCCTACAATATCTCCAGAAAAATTGTCTACTTCATTGATAACTACATCAGCAGTACCGTTGTCGTATTTAAGTTTATTTCCATCGTAAAATACTATCTTAGTATATACGTCTTTAATTCTATTCGGTTTTGATAAAGTTCCACCCATTATATCGTTACTCCTATGTCATCATAAGTAGGATCAGAGGCATTAGATACGTCAGTATATAAAGCATCAGAAACTGCAGAAACATTGCTAAAGGTTGGATCGCTAGGTAAGTTTGAATCTGAAAATGGTGCGTCTGACGGTATATTTTGATCGTCAAATGATGCATCAGAAGGTATATCTTTGTCGTCATACGATGCAGATAAATTGTCATTAAAAGATTGACTTAACTCGCTTAACGATTTGTTTACACCACTTATAGGCTCTAAACCTAAATGTCCTTTTCTCCAAGAATTTGCCATTACATCCCATGTTGAATTACAGAACGCATCCCTGTTACACGTCCTCTATTTTTAAACGCTTTTCCTTCTTTAATTCCTTTTTCAAATTTATTATCAAAATACCTAGCTCTTCCTATTTCATCTGGTTTTAATTCATAACCTAATTGAATTGCTTTATCTACTAAATATTGATGAAATTGAGTAGGTAATTCACTTTGTTCTGTCATAGAAGAACTTGCATTGTCTAAAGTATGAAAATGATCTGCTTTTTTATGATAAAAAATAGTGATAGTTTGTACGGTATCAATAGAAGTAAATCTATTTTTAACACTATTTAAAGGGTCCATTAAAGCTATTCCTATAGAATCTCTTTCTGTCCACCAAACATATTGTTTAGTTTTTTTATGATATATTGTATTGTATGATGGCATTATGTTAAGTCCCTATATTTTGGTCTACCTACTAATCTTGAAATTTCTTCTGTATTACCTTCTCCGTCAGTTTTATCTACTGATTTAATTTCTATAATACTTTCTTTTAATCCATAATATCTCTGATTGACCACTGTGTCAAATTGAGTAGCTTCTTCTAACATTAAAGTTCTAGAACAAAATTCATCTGAAGCTTGGTTTAATAAATGTATAATTTCATTTACCCCTAAATCTGGATGATGTTTTTGCACTAGATCAATCATCTGCTGTAGCTTCATCTGTTCCTCCTTGCGTTAATGCATATCCTTGTATAAATGTAACTAAATCTTGTTGCACTATTTGATATTGTTGAGCATACCAGTTATAATCTGTAGTTATTTTTTGCAATTTAGCATTAAAGTTTTGAGCTTCTTTAACTATTTGCTGTCCATAAGATTCTACCTCTGTAGCATAATTTTGTATTTCCATTGCTTCTTTTTCAGAACTAACTCTTGCTTGTTCAATTTTTTGTTGCAAATCTGCTTGATAAATAGCTAATTCTTTTTGAAATTCATTTAATTCATCTTGTATGTCATTCTGGTGCTTTTGCAGCTCTGTATTTCTTTTAGTGTTAAACAATCCAAGCTCTTTTTCTAAATTTACTTGATATTCTTGAACCTGGTCATTTACTTGAGCCTGATAAGACTGAACTTGAGCTTGATAATCTGCTACTTTAGCATTGTTTTGAGCTATAATAGCTTCCATGTCGCTAGCAGCAGCTTGCAACTTTATAGATAAATCTTTTTGCTGATTAGCTAAATTTCTATTTGCTGCAATTTGACTTTCTTGCTGAGCTTCTGCTGAATCTATTTGTGCTTGAGCAACAGCTTTTTCTAAAGCAGTATTATGTTTTGTCAATTCTTCTTGCACTTCTGCTTGATAGCGAACATTTTCTTTTTGAAATTCGTTTAATTCATCCTGAATGTCGTTTTGATGTTTTTCAATTTCTGTACTTCTTTGTATAGAAAATAATTGTAATTCTCTTTCTACGTTAGCTCTGTATTCTTGTACCTGTTCTTGCACTTGAGATGCATAAGATTGTACTCTTGCTTGATAATCTTCAACTTTAGCAATATTGTCTCCTATAATAGCTTCCATATCTTTAGCTTTATTTTCTAAACTTAATTGTAAATCTTTTTGTTTGTTAAATTTTGAAACATCTGTAGCAGCAGCAGCATCTGCTTGTGCTTTTTGAGCTGCTATAGTAGCGTCTGCCATTACTTTTTCTAATGCCACATTTTGTTTAGCCAATTCTTCTTGCACCTCAACCTGATAGTTACCAAGTTTTTCTTGGTATTCATTAGCTTGATTTTGAATATCTGCTTGATATTTTGCAATTTCAGTTTGTCTAGCAATTTGCCATAATTGTAATTCTTTTTCTAAGTTAGTTTGATATTCTTGAACTTTTTTATTAACTGTTACTTGATAAGACTCTAATTCTGCTTGATATTTTTGTATACCTTGAACTGACTCGCTCTGTTCCTGTTCTGCTTGAGTTAATACTTTTTGTACATTTGCCTGATAGGCTGCCATGTTTTCATTAAATTCAGCAGTATTGTTCTCTATATCAGCTTGGTATTTTAATATTAATTGCTGTTGTTTAGCTAATACAATTTCTGCCATTTCTGGATCTTCGTCATAAATAAAGTCGTCAACACCAAGTGCGGTTTCAGTTCCTCCAGAAGTGTCAGCTGCATCCAATGTTCCATAATTTAATGTTAAACTAGGCGGTGTATAAGCAGGAGCACTTCCCATAGAACCTACTGTTACATCTGTTATAGATGGTGCATTAGGAGCACTTTCATTCACATTTAAATCATTTATACTTGGAGCTTGTGTCATATTTAAACTTGGAGGAGCATAAGCTGGCAATGCAGTTATAGCTGAATTATTTGTAGTTACATTAGCGTCTCCTACGCTTGCAGTTGTTACACCACCTACAGTTCCTGCAGTAGCATCTCCTGCTGCTGGATCTACATAAACAACTGTCGTTAAATTTATAACGCTTGGTACACTAGCACTTACACTTAAAGCACTAATACTTGGCGCATTTGTTAAAGATATTGATGTTTTGTTGTAACTAGGAACTACCGTTGTTACATTAGCATCTGCTATAGCAGGTAATGAAACTGTTGCTACTCCTTCTCCAGTAGTTGATGCATCTCCTACGCTTGCGTCTGTATAAGCTACTGTTCCTAACGATATTGCTGAAGGTGCAGAAGCACTAACGTTTAATGAATTAATAGAAGGTGCGCTTGTTAACGTTAAACTTGTTTTAGTGTAGGTTGGCGCAGTTCCTAAACTACCTACTGTGACCGTAGCTACACTAGCAGCGCTAGGAGTACTAGGAATACTCATATCAGCAGGTAAGCCATCATTTTTTGAACTTAAAAATTTTCTCAATAATTCTCTAGATGAATATAAAATCACTCCTCTTTCTAGCTCAGCAGGAAAATTATCTATGCTCGCATCAGATAAAGCAACCGATACATCTGGTTGTATTTTGTATACTGAAGCAGTTTGAGCATTAGTAGGAGTAGGTAGTACTTTTAAAGTATTGTTTTCTATATAGTATTTTGGGTCTAATTTGCTTGTATAATAAATGCTGTTTACATCTTGATATAATCCAACCCTAGTAGGTGCAATTCTTACGCAATCTCTAGACATAGATCCATCTAATCTAGTTACAGAAACAACATCTAATATGTTAGCTAAGGCTAAAGTGGTGCTACTACCATTTAAAGTAGCAGTAGATGTAAGCCTATCGACAAAAAGAGGATTAGTCATAACATACTTAGTTATAAATTTTACTCCTTCTTTTAAATATAGTACAGCTTCTGCTGTATAATCTGGTGAATCTATATCACCTACGATTGCTTCTATTTCTGCTTTAAAGCTCATTTAATAACTCTCCATCCTTTGCCTTTTTTTGAAAAATCAAATTTTACTTTTCTATCGCCTTTTCTCAAATCTTCTATTTGCCCCATTTTTCTTGGATCTGTATAATCTCTCTCTACATTTCTTTTAGGAGTAGTTTTTGTTAACCATTCATTTTTTTGCAATTCAGATTTTTTTAAATCTGCTTGACTTCTAGGTCTAAAAGAAATATTGTCATGTTTATTATGTTTTTGATGATATCTATACTCATCTATAAAGTTTAAAACTTTTCTACCGCCTTTTTTAGCAGCCTTTGCTATTAATCTTACAACTCCTGGGTTCATACCTTCTCCTTAATATGGGGGAGTATATTGCAACTCCCCCGATGTTAATTAGCCTTAGCTAAATTTCAATACAGTGTGTGTTTCTGGTAAAGAAATTTCTAGACCTGCTTCTGTAAGAATCATGTCTTTTCTTCCGTCAACATCTCTGTTTTGAACGTTGGTAATAATTTGAGTATCACGTGATACACCGTTACCCATTAAAGGACGGTATGCTACGTTGTTCAAATCTACCATGATAGCTGTATTCTCGTGAATACCTCTAAATAATGGTTCCATAACAAAGTTAAGGTTACCATATAGAGTAGATACTCTAGTAACCAAGTGTCCAAAAGAACCTTGGATATTTTGAATATCTAATCCGCTACCAACTTGACTGTTTAAAGCCATTGTATTACCTAAGAAAGAAGAACTACCAAGTTTATTCAACCATGATAGTACTTTTCTTGAAGCTAATACTAGTTTTTCACCACTGTTTCCAGATTCTGGTGCAAAAACGTCTTCCATAGCGTCAATGAAGTGATCGTAGTTACTTGAAGAATAAGCAAAAGTTTTCACTTTACCATTCATTTCAGTGTAAGGTACGATACCATGTGTTCTACGGACTGGACCACTTGCAGAAGCGTCATCTGAACCAATACCGAACAACATAGCGTGCTCAAGATCCATCTTATGTTCCATAAGTTTTTCTTGATATACTCTCATGTATTCGTTATTAACTCCACGATAACGTGTTGCTAGAGCTGTACCAGAGAATAGAGGTACTGCAGTTTTAAAAATCTGACAGTATCCTTCTCTGTTGTAGAACTCATCATGCCATCCCTCAGGGTCAGTACTTCCTTCAGCAAATGCTGAACCAACTACTTGACCATCTGCATCAGCTCTAAAAATTAATTTAGAAGCACTTGCTGGTGTGATTTCGCCTTTTAAAGCTGCATCTGCACCATCAGCTGTACGTGTAGGTTTGTAAACAACTTTAATAAAAGTTCCTACAAGTCTACTAGCTGCAGCGTCTGATGTAAGGTCTGGTGCTGCGGTGATCTTATAATATGCGATTGCAGCAGTTTCACTACCTACTCCAGCATCAGTACCGTTTGCATCGTATTCACATTCGATTGCAACGATTTGATTCTCAAGTAAGAAGTTTGGTTGAACTGCTGTAGAAACCTCTCTACCGAATTTATCGTAAAGAACGTCTACATCAAAGTTGTCACCTGCAATAATTGCAAAAGCGTCAGTACCGTAGTCTCCTACTGTAACTGCAGCTTGCATTTGAAAGTTACGTCTTTGATATTGATGTCTCTGTTCTAAAAACTTAAAGACTGGATCGTCTGTAGGCTGTTTAGCAACATTTGATAAATAAGTGAAGAAAGGTGATTGTGCGGGTGCTAATTCAGCGACTCTTTCACCGAAGTTAAAGATTCGTCTGTCGACATTAATCGACGTTCCCTGAATAGCTTCCCCTGGTATATTACTATATACATTAGCCATCTTAATTCATCTCCTTGTTAAAATGGATTCTTCTTTTTAAAGTCTGCGACCATAGAATCCATCATTTGGTTTTCAACTGTTTTTGATGACTGCCTAGAAGCACCTGGTTGTACACCTATTGGCTTAGGAATACTAAGTTTCTCTTGACGGTTAGACATTAATGCCGCTTTTTCTTGAGCTTCTGGAGTTACTTGCGTAAACTCTTGTGGGGCGTTCCCCGTTCTCATTTTATGTAGCTGTACTAAATTGTCTAAACTTAGAGACTCAGGACTACTCATAGTTTCTATAAAGTTTAAAGCCTGCTCGTTAGAGTAATTATACTTACCTTGTAAGTCGTTAACAAGCTTTTGTCTAGAGATTTCTCTCTGTTGATTAGCTTGTTGCTGTTCTAATTTCTCTGTTCTAACCGCTTCTAACTCTGTAGTATACTCAAGCATGTTATCCATATACATTTCCCTATCAGCTAAATACTTTGCAGATTTGCTTTCAGGGTCAGCTAGTGCTTCAGAATGATCATAATCTGCAGGTTTGGAAGGTTTAACAGGTTTTTCTATTGCTGTTTCCTTCTGAACTGGTTCTTCAGGAGTAGATGCTTTGGTTTCCATAAGTTCACTTACTTGACCTTTTAACAATTCTACTTCTGCTGAACGTTTGTCAGCTTGACTTTGCCAGTATTGAAACTGGTCAGGATCACCCTTAGGGTCAGATTTACTAGGAACATCGGAAGGTTCATCTAACGGATTGACATCTGGAGTTGTCGCAGGATCGGTTGCAACGATTGGTTCTGCTTGTTGTCCAAATATGTCCGCAAAAATGTCTTCTTGTGTAGACGATGACTCAATTGCAGTCACTGCATCATCTTTTTGTTCTTGTACTTCTGCCACGTTATTTTCTTCAATATTACTCATTATTTGCTCCTTTCTAACTCTCCATATCCGAAGCTACGTCCTCAAATAAATTTGATTCCTGCTCCTCCGATGCGGAGTTCATTAGATTTGATTTTGCATCTTGTAATCTAGCTTTATACAAGCTAGTTGCCATATCAGCACGATTAGATACTTTATCTAAATCGGTACTAAATTTTTCAATTTCAAGTCTTTTCTTAGCGTGTACTTCTTCACGCTCTGCTGTTTGTAAGTCTCCTTTGACTTTCTTCAATTCTTCTGTTAATGACTGAATTTCTGCTAACATTCTTTGCATTTCTCCGTGTCTTCCCATTACACCTTCGATATCTACAACTTCTGTTTTCTTTAATACTTCTTCTTGGTCAATTAATCCAAGTTTAAACATCTCTACATATGTTTCTAGCATAGCCATTTTGTTTGTAGGTAAGGTTGATCCAGATATTACAGCTATATCATATCTACCTACTCCTACATCATGTATAGTTTTTACCGTATCGTCAGAAACTTCTCTATAATTAATCATAGATTCTTTTTCTAGACCACTTGGTTGTATAATTCTTATAAGTTTTTCTTCTGTATAAAGTTGCTGTATTAAAGGAATAGCTACCTTACCACATTGATTTAAAAAGTTTTCTATGTCGTCACGTCTGGATTTAATTCTTCTTTGCCCAAATTCATCTACAACCATTGTACCTCTAGCAGTAGAAGGCGCATTACTTGCTCCACCTTGCATAAGTTCGAAGATACCAAAACCATATTCTAGGTCATATTTAGCATCTGCTTCATTTTTATACAATTCATTAGGGAGTGGGACAGGACCAGCGACTATTGGTGCACCTAGCTCAGCATCAAACTCGATAACACTGGTTCCAGCCTTACTCCATTCCTCCTCTATTTGACGGAGGTCTGCCGAGCCACGAGGTATAAGAAGCTTTACATTTGTACTTGTACTTGCGTGTGCTATAATTAATGAACGTATTTTATTAATATATTCTTGCAAAGGTCTAAATAATCTAACATCAGACTCAGGGTAAGGATTTCTATGGTGTACGTTCATTAAAGGAACTATAGGGTAATCTTCAGATGGTAACATTCTTCTGTATATAAGTTTGTCTCCAACAGAAACAACCATCTGAATACATGCTTTTTCAATTTCATTAGATGTAATATCTCCTACACCTATTAATTCTTCTACGCTAATTGGAATAATTAAAGTAGTACTTCCAGGGATGGAATATTCATCTTCTTCTCCTGGCACTCTAACTGGTTCTTGCGGTATAACTTCTCCTGTTGCTGGATCAAATTCAGGTTCTGGTAATTCAAAATGATAAACTGGACCATCTTTCATTAAAATATCTAATAAATCCATAATTGCGTCTTCTTGAAAAACAATTATTTCTTCACCAGTAATTTTTCTTAATTTAATATATTGTCTTGATAGATACTGGTCGTACTCTCCTGGTGTATATAAAAACTCTCTATTTGAAAATGGTTCATAAACATTGTGATATACTTGCATAGTTTTAGTATATCTTTCAGTGTATCTTCTTTTGTCGTGATATCTGTTTTCTTCGTCACCAAAAAACTGTTGTCCTTCTGTAGCTGCTAAATCAGTAGAAGGTCTATGATCTCTTGCATCTACTTCTAACTCGGAATCGTAAATAATATCCATATATTCAGGATATATTTTTTCGGCTTGTTCGTCAGTAAGTGTTTTTACTATTAATATGTGTGCAGCATCCCTTGCATAAACATCTTTTGCATTTGGATCAATGTACACATCTAATGGATTTATAGATTTCAGCTTAACTTCTCCCTTACCAAAATCAGCCATAGGGTCTTGATAAACTAAAAAACAACCCATACCACCAACGTAATAATCGTCAATAGTTTGTTTTAATTCTTCGTCTCCTACAGATTTCTGCCATATGTATTGAAATAGGTCGGAAAAAACCTTAGCAGTTCCTCTATCAGAGTCTTCTCGTGCACTTGCTCTAAATTGTGGTGAATTGTAAGTAAGTAAAGATTTTGCTGTTTCTACAATAGGATGTATTCTATTTACAACAATTGGTGCTTGACCTCTAGACTCTAAAACTTCTTGCTCTTCTAAGGTCCATTGAGCTCCTGCTCTAAATTCTATAGCTTCTTGATATTTTTGAGCCCACATTTCTCTTGAGCTGTCGTATTCTGTGTATATTTCTTTGGATAGTTCTACTTCTGGATCAATAACTTCTGCTTGAATGCTTCCGTCTTCAAAGCCAAAAACAGTGTTCTTATCTTGTCTCGACTGAGTTCTCGTAGACGCTGTTCTTTTTTTTATCGTTTTTGGCATATTTTTTCTTTACTTCTATGTAATTTTTAGGTATATTTGTAGGATTAATAGAATCTAGTTTTTGTACCAGTTCTGTGAAAGAAAATTTGTATTTATTGTCCACCATATATACACCTGCTAAATTACGTAAAAATTAGAAGATTTGTCAAGTACTTTTTAAAATAATTTCCAGTTTTTTCTAGTAGGGTACATATAGTCATCTTCCTGGTAAACAGTTTCAGCTGTATGCGCAGGTTTGTAACAATTTTTGTTAGCATAAAAGAAACCATCTAACAAGTCATCGTGTTTTCCTCTTGGATATAATAATAGCTCGTCGGTAAAAGCCTGCATTTCTGGTTGTATAAAAACTTTTCCATTAGCAAAAATAGGTTGCAAACTTTCCAATCTATACGATTTAGACGTTCTAGGGTTTTCTTTTATCTCTAATCCTGGTATAAACAAACCCATTTCTTGAGATTTTTCTTTTATGTATTGACGTAACATTTCCTGATATCCAACAGATTCTATTCTAGTTTTAGCACTTTTATATTCTCTAAAATTTTGAATAACTGCATCTGCCAGATCTAACGGCGTAGCCCTTTTTCGATAATAAGGTAATACAAAACGATTATTATCACCATCAATGGCAATATTAAAAATAACACTATAGTCTGCTCCTTTTTTAGTACTAGATGCGGGGTCGACGCCAGTAAACACGTTTACAGGTCTAACATCGTCTACTTCCTCGCCATTAATGCTCGTCAGGACGAGATTAGACAACCCCTGTTCAGTCCTTTCTACGTAGCCAGTCCAGTAATTAAAATGTTCTTCTCTAAATAGATTATCTTCGTCACCTACAATTTGACATAAATATTCTCTATAAAATACAGAGAGTCGGTTAATACTGTCTAATTCTGACTTTTTTTCTTTTAATTTGTCTATAGGCCATACTTCTGGCCATAAAGAATAGTTTGTTTCTAACACAGGTCTAAATTCTAAGGTAGACCAACCCTTCATATCTTTTAAAGTTTCTACTAAGCACCTTTGGTGCTGGGGAGTACCAATCACAGCAACTTTACCATTCAAAGGATCTAATGAAGGAACCCCTGATTGTAGTAGCCAACGAAGGTTAAACTCCATAGCTTCTGCTGTTTTCGTATTGTTTTCATCTTCAGGGTCATCTAGTATCAACAGAGTCGGACGTTGGTTTCCGTGTTTGATTCCTCTTATCTGTTGACCTGTACCCTTACAAATAATAACCGAACCATCTTTGAGTTCTATCTCGTTGTTAGTCCATTTCCTAGCTGATTGTTGTCCCCAGTAACCAAAAAAATATCTAAATTCTTTAGAATAGTCTAATACGTCTTTTATTGTACCTAACAACTTAGTAGCATGCGATTGAGTACGAGACACTAAAACAATTACTTTTATTCCCTTATTAAACATTAAATGAAATAAAGGATAAACACCTGCCACCACTGAAGACTTAGCGTGACCACGAGGTGCAATAACGTTTACCTGCCTAATAGAATCGTTGTGAAGCTCTTTAGTAATATCGTAATGAAACTCTGGGGACTCTGAGCTAAACATGTTTGGCATTACCATTTTCCCAAAAAGAAGCATATCTTGCTCCATATCTAGCAACATTTTGTCTTTACTCATTAATAACCTCTATGTTCATACCCATATCCTTAGCAACTTCTTTACATGTAGCAACAAACAGATCTAGCTTATTTTTATTTTTCGACTGAATCTTTATGCACTTCTGCGTTATGTATTTTGGTTGCTTTAAGTTTTTTTCTTGCTTTTTCATAGTTATCCTCAATTTGATGGGTCATATCCATCTCTATAGACTCAGTAATTTGTTTTGTTTTAGGCTTCATATCTAAAAAATCTCCCAATTCTTTAGCAGCACGTATCATATTAGCTGGATCTTCCTTCGTTTTAGCTACATCTATTGCATCCTTCATAACATCCAGGACGAAACCTTCGTCTATTTCTTTGTCTATTAGTATTTCTTTTAACTTGTCAGTCATAATTTTTTTCACTTCCTTGCTTTTTAGCATTTTTTTTGCAGCAATAGCAGGGTTTTTCTGGTCTGGCCTATACAATTTACCTATTTTATCTAAATCTGGCGGTAAACCAGCCATTTTATACGTTAAAAACGCATCTATTGCTAAATCAGTCCTCGATTTGTTAGCTTCTAGCTCTTCATATGTCTTTGTAGACACATTTGAGTAGTTTTTACTAGCATAATGAGGCTCAAACTCTAATTTAGCTGAATTGTTAGCCCATTGTCTCCCATAGGGAAACACCATTTCTATTGCCGTAGCATAATAATTACGAGCTAAACACTCAGCTACATACCCGTCATCACTAATCCCCCACTCTGTGGGTTTACACTTAGACCAATGCTTGTATTTCTTACCTAATTCTTTAAATTCTGCTTTAGGGTAGATATAATAGTCGATAGATTCAAAGTTATTTGCTTTCAGTCTTCTCGTTATCTTTATCATCCGTCTCTGGTTCTTTGTACTTTTCTTCTAAATGCTTAACAAATGCATCTTTATCGCCCTTCATCTTCACATATTCATCCAAAGCACGCTCTCCAATAGTCACTTGCTCTTTCATTTGATTGATTTGTTGCTGCATCATAAAGATCATAGTCATCATCTGCTTGTAAGTTAACTTTTTTTTAGGTTTTACCATTTTTTACTTGACATCCTTGTTTTTTACTAGTATACTTATAGTAGCACTTAACAAATATCTTAAATATTTGTGTTAGTATATACTTATAGTAATACTAGTCCATTTCTCTAGTCATTAAAATTCCACACTTTAACCCTTCAATTACACACAAAATCTCTGTCTCTGCTAAATGCATCTCTTTAAATTTCATATGTTCCTCATTGTTAGGATCAAATTTAACTTTTTCCCACTTACCAGTATTCTTATTAAACTTCGACAACGAATACTCTTCAGCATCTACCATTTGTATAAATTTTTCTAAAATTTTTTTTGGAATACGCATAACACTTAATCTAAGGCCAATATTTCAAAAATGCAATTAGATTGTGTATACTTGGTTTATAGTTAACCTACCTCCACGATGAATGTAAGTCGGTTATGATTTTAGGTTGAGATTAATCGATTCAGTTGTTAAGTTGAAAACCAAACAACCTAGATTGCGAGTAATTTATGGCTAATCAAACAAGTTCGGCTATTGAGCCCAAGTTTGTTATTGAGAGTGCTAGAGTCTCTGGCACTAATATGAAGAACGATGAAATCACCAGCGCTTTGCTAGCAGGTGAGGTTCAGTTCCGTCCTGGTGACGTAATCTTCATAGAGTCTGGACTAAATCCAGAAGATACCTTACTATCTTTGCAGACTTATGCTTATGATAAGTATAATCAGTATTGTTCCGACAATGCCGAGGTCTCCAGTAAGACTATCAAGATCTGTAATACAGATGAACAGAACATTTGTGTTGCCTTCAAGACTAAAGAGCAAGCAAAGCGTGCGCTCTAATGGATATATATAATCCATAGTTGTCTTGTCAATGTCTAATCCTCTACTCTCTTGAAGATATGATTACACATATTAGTTTGAGTAGTTAGGGCTTTGTAGTCCTTTCTACTTGAACTATTTTATAGTTTCTTTTTTTTCTTTTATATATGGTTTCAATACTGGCTATTATTATAATACCCTACATATCAAACCATGTAGTTTCTTTCTAATCTACCTAATCTCACTTTCAATACTGGTAGATATCAAAAGCTTTGTCATATCTTTTATGGTATACTTAATTCAAATATTCACCTTTTCTAGTTTATAGAGAGCGGATCAGACATACGTGGTCGTAAGGCTATTCAGAGCTACAAAAGTGTGATTCATATTGTTTTATAATACCGAAGATAAAGATTGACACTTCTCTTATGCGAGAGTTCCAGTAAATAGTTTTTAGGTGTAGCCATCTATAACTATTGTATCTTTTATGCGATACTGCTAATACTGGTGAGACAACTCTCTGTCAGCAGAATTAAAGGTTCATATGCGGGAACCACCTGAAGAGGAATAAGAGATAGTTTTAATATGTGGCTTAGTTCCACCAAGCTGCAACAACAGATAAGACTAACGTGGACTGTTGTAAGTCACATATTAATAGATAATGACGATACGGAGTATTCAGCTTAGCGGCTGTCCACAAATCTCAGACGTGAGTGTAAGTGTCCGTAAGGTATATCTGATCGTCATTATTATTTAATTTAATATCAACTAACATATCGGGAGGATAATCAATGTCTAATCATAGATTTCCAGTTTTACCAAGTAATAAAGAAATATCAAAACAACTAGGTTTCTCAAAGAAAGAGATCAAGTTGATTAGGGAAAACAAGGGCAAACATGTCCAGTTAGTACCTAAACACACCATCAAGGTGGAAAAGGTTGACGGCAAGGACGTTAAACGTAGTTACACAGAACATGTTCCTGCGTTTGTGTTAAAGTTTGTCAACGGAAAATACAAGGAAGCGCCGTCAGGCGTGCCTTTGGTTAGGAAGGGAGAATAATATGGATAAATATTCATGGTTTAAGCCAAAGACTTCTATGAAAGTTAAATACAAAGATTATAAAATTGATCCGAGTAACATAGCTAAGTCTATTAATGAAGGCCCTCAGAAAAGAGTGCTTACTAAGCTTAAACATATTAATGCCAGTTACGTAACTCCAAGACAGCATTATGCTTACAGAGGTCTATCTGATAGATGTGACAAGCTAGAAATAACTGATAAATTCAGTTGGAAAAGAGGTTATAGAGATAAAATTATTAATATTATTAACAATAAATTTAATCAATATGACAAATCTGCTGCTAGTTTAAAAACATTGTTAAAAGGTAGGCCTGAAAGAACAGCATACATGAAAGATGATTTTGTTAATCAAGTCATAGACGTAGATACTATGATGAAGAAACTAAGACAACAAAATAAGACATTTTCTGACAATACTGTTTTGTTTGAAGCAATGTGGACAAACTATTTTCATTATCTTGAAGAAAGTTTTAAGACAGTTGATCCAGAACTAGACAACCAGATGCAAACGATAGGACCTAATATGAAACTATCATGGCATATAGTTGCTCCAATTAGTAATGATATAGAAGATGATTTATATCTTAATAATTCTTGGATTCAATATACTTTGCATTGGGAAGATTCTATACTTCCTGTTATGACACAAGAAGGTGATCATTTACAAGATATACCTTTAGGTGACATAATAATGCAATGGAATGTTAGATTATTTCCATTAATGCTAGAACTCATTCGTCAATATTATAGAAGACTTGAAAGATTCTCTAATCAATATACATCTGAAGAATTGCTACATCCAGACAATTTCAATGTTATTTTACAGAATATCAAAAGTCATCATATAGAAAGATGGAGTGAAGACTCAAATCCTTTTTATTATATGCATTCTAATAGAAGTAATAGTAGAAGAGAAAATCAACTTAATTATCATAGAAAAGAGTTGCAACAAAAGGGTTTGGTATCTGCTGGTGTAATGATTAATGGTCGTCTTACAGACTTTAAACAGTATACTCCTTGGGATATGGAAAGTCCAGATGAAGTAAATGTTCTTTCTCATCCTTATATAGGTAACGTAGAAGGTAGAGGTAATGTTGATAGTTTTTATGGACAAAATGCTACTTTCGATCATTTCATTCAAACAGAATTAATGGGTAGATATAAAGTACCATCTAATAATAACGCAGGTTCATTTGTTTTAAGTTTACAAAACATATGTTGGGGAGATTTACATGGTGACATGTGGTCTTCTTTAATTAGATTAAATTTTATTCCTTTTATCTTTCATATTAAAAATTGGAATAGATATTCAATACCTGGGTCTAACCCATTAAATAATATTAGAATGTCACATTATGGTATGCCAGCTGCTTTCAATCCTGAATACAAGAGAAGAATATCTCCTGATGCAAGATTGTGCTGGAATAACAAAATGCGTTCACATTATTTGAAAGAAGAGTTTATTACTAATGATAATATCAATGAAGACACTCATCTTTCTACTCACAATGCTATGTATCCAGATAGAATCATAGAAGCTGATGTAAAATATGCTAAATTGATTCAAATGGTTGACGATTGTGATAATATCAAATGTGAATTAAGAAACAATTGTGATAGTTATTCAGGTTATGCTGGTTTATTAAATGCTCTTTTAACTACTGAAGAAGAAACTTATCCTTTCGGTACAGATCTTTTTGGTCTTACTGAACAAGCGATAGAAGAAGAATCTACTTCAGAGACTGAAGATATAGCATTACCACCATTACCTTTTGATGATGACTATCCTCTAGATGATGATCCAACTGGATTACCAATAGATGAAGTTGTTGTAGATAATGATAATCAAGAAGCTGTTGCACAACAAGTTGCTACTTGGGCTGCTGCTGCTAGGAGAAGAAATAATGGTTAAAAATAATAGATCTAAAGCTGATCAAGCTTTTGAGATACAAGAAAAAATAGGAAGGTTAATAAATAAACTTAATAAATTAGGTTTTG